AGTAGTTAAGAGAAAGGTCCAAAAACGGTCCGAAATATTTTTCAGACAGTTTTTGGTCCTTTCTCGCACTGAAATCGTGTTAATTTTCAAAGTCTTTTCAATTTTTCCAATTTTATGGTGTCGTCAGTGTCAATCGAAAGTTTCTGGAAAGTTTCTGGAAAAACTAAATTAGAAAATTAAAAAACTAAATTAGAAAATTAAACCTTCTTTTTTCGTCCTCTTTTTTTTGGAGAAATGGAAAGTTCAACAAAATGAGTTACTTCGGTTGGAATATCACATCGTTCAAGTACAGGCATTTGAAGACATTCAAGTGGTTCGGGAGAAACATCCTTTTTTCGTGATAGTTTCTTTTGCGCTTCACGTTCTTTCACGCTTTCAACAAAGGCAAGTAAATCTGCAATTTTAATTGACATATATATTTAAATAGAAAATTATCTCTTTATATAATAATGTGCGATGAATTAAGAGAAAAGTATAAGAAGTGTTTTGAAGCATTTGGCGCACGTCAATGCAGAATAGAATTAGACGAACTCTTTAAATGTCTTTATGAAAAGGAACGCTATATTAGTTATGTTCGAAAAAACTCACCGTGTATTTCACGTGCTTTACTTTGATATGCTTCACTTGCTTCTTCAGGTGTATCAAACATACCAAGATGTTTTTTAATTCCATCTATACGTATTTGTGATGCATATTTATTTCTATGTTTATGAACGCCAGTAGGATATTTACCATCTTTATGTTTAGTATTAAACTTTTGCTGTAAGTGTGTTGCCAAACGTAAATTATCAATATGGTTATTATCTTTATTTCTATCTATATGGTCTACAGTTAATGTTTCATCCCAATTTCCAAAATGCTTACACACAAGACGATGAAGTCTGAAAGATTTACCATTTAAACTAACAAGGTGATAACCATCTTTATCAATTCCGTGTTTTAATGGTTTATTTAATTTATGTGATATAACCACACCATCATTAGAGATGATGTAGTTAGGATAACCAGCAACAGGGCAGTACATTACTATAAACACTTAATATTTATTTAAGTTCATTTAGATATAACCACATATTTCAGGTTTGTTAATTCCATCATATTTAAAAGGAGACGCACAACCATAAATGAGTTGGTTATTTACATAATATTCACATTCGGTTTGTGATGCGTGAGGTGGTATGGGTTCACCATTTGTTCTAAATACACCACATCTTGCTATTCCACAATTAATACTTTCCATATAAATAGGTATCTCACAATTAGGGCAATAAATTATAGACATTATATATGTACCAGATAAAACCGTTTCATTTACAACAGGCAAAACGTTTAGGCGTGGAAATAAAACCATCTTCAAAAAAGTTTTACAAGTTAGACATCTATAAGGATAATAAATATTTGACAAGTATTGGGGACAAACGCTATTTAGACTATCAATTGTATAAAGAAATAGACCCTGAACTTGCTGAAAGGAAACGTGACTTATATTGGAGTAGACACAAAAAAGATAATATTCCTTTTACACGTGGATGGTATGCACTTAATTTATTATGGTGAATAACTTAAATAAATATCTCATCCTATAGAAATGAAAGAAATTGAATGGAAGAAAACTTTAGCATTCGGTAATTCCTATGAAGAACTTCTTAAAACACTTATACCACATAATGAATGTATACAGTCAACATCAAGTGAGTATGACCTAATGTTAGATGGAAAAAAGTATGAAGTAAAAGCAGATAGATTTATGTTTAAGACTGGTAATGTTCTCATCGAATATGAAAGCAATAAAAAGTTATCAGGTATTTCAGTCACAGAAGCAGACTATTATGCTATCTTTGAAATTGATGGAACAAAACACGAACTTTATCTTGTACCAGTAAAAGACATTAAGGAATTAATAAGTCAAAAGTTTTACAAAGCAAAGATATCGTGTGGATACAATAAATTAAGTAAATGCTATTTATTTGATAAGTTTCACTTTGAAGTATTTAGTCAAGAAATTAAAGATTAAAATATCATCTTATAGAAATGGATAAGTTATTTGATTTAGCATTTCCTGAACGTTTCGCCGTTCAATCACAAGATGAAGGGAGGTGTGGAACCGTAGGTTCTACTAATGAATGTTGTGGTGAATTAGTGGAAGATGATGGTTATATGATTTGTCGAAATTGTTTTAAGTGTTTTCCTTATCTAATAGATGATAAGTTTGTGTATGGAGAACGACAAATAAGTAATGCATACATTCCAGCATCTTATTTGAAAACAAAATTGAATGAGTTTGTAGGCAATGTGGATTTGGTAGTTTCTCTTGACTTATTTACCAAATGTAAAAATATTCACGATATTTATGATACGATGAAAGCAAACAAGTTAAATAACTATGAATGTATTTATCGTATTGCGCGTGAATTAAAGTTAGAATATCCAGAACTATCTTTAAAAGAACAAAGCACTATTATCTTCTTATTTAACCAGATACAAATAAAACTACCTTATGCTTTTGTATTGTCAAAACTTTTAGAAAAGATTGGACGTAAAGACTTAGTGCAATTTGTGTACCAACCCAAGAATAAAAAGAAGTTACAACAGTATGAAACTTTATTTCGAAAAGTGAAGTGGTTTTAGTTTCTTAATGAGTTGTTTCACACCATCACTTTTAACGCTTCGTGGCAATGCCATTCCCATTGCACCCCTTCCCATTCTCATTCGATGCTTTAGCGCAGGTGATAGTTTAAGAAGGCGCATATATATTATCATAGAAAAACAGAAACTACGTTTCCGTACCTTCCTAAAAAGCGTGGTTTCGCCCACGCACGACAAAAAGGAAAGGTTAGGAAAACGTAGTTTTCTTAGTTAGACCCCTTCTTTCGAATCAACATTGTAAATAGACTTCTATTATCTTGTGCTATAATAGGTTGTAATAACTCATTGAATAGAGTGATGGTAAACTGTGAATAAGTACCATCTGCAACGGTAACCCATTTCGCAAATGCGGGAGTATAATTAATATTCGCACCAAAAGTTGAATTGATGGCGAAAGAGTCCAAGATATCCGTTGGATTGCCAACATTGTTATTCACGATATTAGAACGAATGATAATACTATTCACATATGAACCTATAGGTGTTTGAGTAGATAATTGGGAAGATGACGCACCACCAGTAGCGCCAGTTCCAGTATAGGAAGAACCACCCGCAAATCCAAGTATACCTGCAATAGAACCAGACGAAGGAAAAGAAATAGTCATATTCGATGAAACAGCGGGTAAAGTCCACGTAGCGCCACTTGGTATGGTCCATCCTAATGTTGTTGCTTCTGCCGTCGTTGGTAATGTCGTAAAAACAATTTGATTGGCATAGTATGTTGTATTTGTAAAGAAGGCAAGGAAATATACAAACTGACCTGTTGAATTAACCATATAATACTTATTCGTCACACAGTAATTTTGAAACCATAAATTAATATCACTTACCGTGTAGAAACCCGTATCAACTGTTAGGGTAGTAGGTCCCACAGGAGTCGAAAACGGAAATGTCACGGTAAAGGTATTTCCAAGAGGTGGTGAAATATTGAAAAAGGAATAAGGAACCGTTGCTTGAGTGATACATATTTCGTGGTCTTTCATAGTAAAGTTTCCACCTAAAAAGTCATAACGGTACACACTGTTGTTTGTATTTGCTACGCTATTTGCTTGAGTCAATACCAATGAAAACGACATATATTATACCTTATAAAATTATAAGATATAATATATGGCAATTGATACACCCCCAGTCTATTCTGGCATTACCTTTAATAGTGCTTTCTTTCCAGATGCAAATACTACAGGACTCAATCAAGCAGAAGCAAACGCTTTATATTTACGGAAGACTTTCCCTGATACAGCAACTGCAACAGAGACATTTCAAGCAGGTCTCAATACAGCAAGTGTCAGTTCAACATCATCAGCAACAAATATGACAATAGGAAGTAATTTAGCACCATCACAAACCTTAACGTTAGGTTCAACTGGGACTACTACAATAAATAATGGAACTTTACAAACGCAATCTTTATCGGCAGTAAATACTGCTACTAATATGAATATTGGTGCGACTCAAAGTGGTTCTATTTCTATTGGAAATGCGGGTGTATCTACAACTAATTTATATGGTACGAATCTGGTAGGAACTATTAATGCATTTTCAACAACAGGAACAGTAAATCTTGCTAATAATTTAATTGCAGGTGGAATTGTTAATATCGGCGGAACAGGTTCTACTGTGATTAATACATTAAGTTCAACCACGTTAGACCCCACTACGGTAGGCGGAACCCTTCAAATAGGACATTCAGCAGTCAATAACAACGTGGAAGTGGCAAGTCAAGTAAGTCGTTCTGTCATCTTACACTTGGGCGATGGTAATACAAGTAGTGGCTCAATTCACGTGGGAAATGGTGCAGGTTCTTCCAATAACGTTCAAATATTAAATGGAAATTATACATCAGGACAAACGGCGGGTCAATGTAATATTCTCACAGGTACACACGCAGTTGGAACAATTGGCGGTAACTGTAATATATTCACTGGTTCCCGCGGTACGCTTACAATAGGCAATGCGGTTAATAACTCGATTACAGTCGTAAAACAAACCCAATTTACGAATGGAACATACAGCGATAAAATGGACCCCATAGCACCCACATCAGCAATGACCGTAGGTGGAACTTTAAACGCCAGTGGTAGTTTAACACTCGGTGGTTTAGGTTCTACCACGATAGGACGACCCACGATGTCAAACCCTATTAATTTATCATACAACCCAAGCACCATTACCACAGGACAAATTGGAACATCGATAACACCCACGTATAACACACCCTTTTCTTTATCAGCAGGTGTTGTTAAAAACATTGCCACCTATTCCTTACCTATTGGTGTTTATTTTATACAGGCAAATTGTGTCACCCCAACAAATGTAACTTATCAGGCATTGGGAATTAGTTCAGCATCTGCAACCATACAATATGAATGTTGGAGTAATATTTTAACAGATACTTATATTCAGTTTGCTCTAAATGTTTCACGTATGGTAGTTATTACAACAGCATCAACCCCCTATTACGTGATAGCACAAGCGGGTGATATTAGAACACTTGCGAATGTAAAAACTCAATGTTTTAGGATTGCGTAATGATATGGTAGTTGTAATGCGCTTCTGCTTCAGCGGTAACTTCTGCTTTTTTAACTTCGTCCCACGTATCATCCCACTCTTTCACGTATCGACAAACAGGGCATACATACATTATAACATCACCAGTAGGTTGTTTAAAACGATAGCGTTGCATATATATTAAGTTATAAAATGGTCGTTATGGTGTGCGTCTACTTCTGCTTGAACTTCTGCTTTCTTTTCATCCGTCCAAGTGTTATCGTATTCGTGTTGATATCCACAAATAAGACACTTGTATCTAATAACTTTTTTCTTACCTAAATATTTAATGTTACGAGGGTCAACTAAATCGTAAATATCTTCTGTAAAGCAATATTTTTCCATATATTATATCTTTTAAAATAAACTTTTCAAAAGTTTAAGCAAAGAGATTGAGCGACGATACGCTCATAAGATATGATAAAAGGAAAGGTTAGGAAAACTATGTTTTCTTACGCAAGACGAGTATAGGAATAGTAAGAATAGGTTCCATCTAATGCTGGCGCACCACCTGTATAAGTAATGAAACAATAAAAGGTAATGGTTGATGTTGATGTTGCTGTAATAACCGCACTTCCTGCTTGACAAATTACATTACTACCCATTAAAGCATTAGGATTAGAATAGTATGCTTGATTTCCATATTGAATATTTCCACCTGTTGAACTTTGAAACCAACTTTCACAATTAGCAACTGACGTAGTAGCACCAAAGTATCTAAATGAATAATTAATAATATATACACCTGCTGTTCCTATTGTTAATGTTACGAGTGATTGACCTGTATTTGGTATCCCTGTTATAGTAGTCATCGCAACTTCAACATTTCGCCCTATTTGAGTTAATGATGTTAATGAGGAAGTAGCATACCCAACCGTCAATGGTCTATTTATCGTGATACTATTTGAACCGCCTAATGTTCCAATTAAAGTATTTCCAGTACCATTCGTATTCAGGTTTAACGTGGTGGTTTCTATGTTCGTTTGTCCGCCTTTAATATTCACGGCAGATAAAGAGGTAGAACCAATACTAACTTGAGCCCCTGCGGCATTCGTTCCTGTTGCCAATGAAATAGCGCCACCCCCAGTCAAACCCAAAACACCAAGAGCAATGACATCACTATCTAAATAAGTTACATTGGATACATTACCTATTCGCACAGCATTTGCGGTAGAAAGTCCACGTGTTCCAATGGCAACTCCAGTTGTAGCACTTGAGCCATTTCCTATGTTTACGATTCCACCACTACTTGCACCGTTATGGATATTGGTGTTAGATAAGTTAGATGAACCATTATTGAAATGTACGTTTGAACCTGCAACGGCATTATTACCATCACTATAGTTATGAATAACGGCAGATGTCCTTGAACCTGTTCCCACGTTTAAATCAACATTTAAACTTGTCGTTCCTATATTTAAAGTTTTTCTATTTTGAACTTGAATATCACTTGAACCAGCAGGATTTACATAAATGCTTAAAGTATCAACTGTATTACCCAATGATAAAAAGGGTTGACTTGTCGCAGGATTTAATGATATGGTCGATGTTGGTGATGTTGCGGTATCCTTAATAAGCGTTTGATTGAGAAAGGTTGATACGGGATTTACCGCGAGACTTCCACCGCCTATAGTGGTTGCCGTGGTTCCTGATGCGATTGCCAAAGTCGAACTGGGGGTTCCGTATATACCCAATGCGTTTATATATACCGAGTTAAACCCATTATCACATACTACTTCTGCACTGGAATTGTCTGCTTTTAATGTTAATTGTGTATTTACAGCAGGACTATCCTCTATAAGTATTTGTCCGTAGTTTTTAATACCATTAAAGGTCTCTAAGGCAGTTGCCGTATCAGTATAAGTTTTTCGTAAATATAAAGTGTTTGCGACCGCTTCACTTAGTCCACCCGTATCTTCAACAAAGAATGCACTATTAAATGTAATTCCAGAATACAATGGCGGGTTATCGATACTCATATATTATAGTTTAGAATATATGGAACTCACAGAAGTATTTTGGATATCCTTCATTACCATTGTATCTGGTTGTACTCTTAAAATATTAAGTTATGGTTATAAGTCTAAATGTAGTAGGGTTGAAATAGGATGTATTAAGATTGAACGTGATATCGCACAAGAAGAAAAGATAGACGAAATGGAAATACAGAACCGAGGTTCCGCACCTCCTTTTAATAGGCAAGATTCAACTCTTTAAAAAGGAAAGGTGCGGAAAACGTAGTTTTCTGCTGTATTGTATATGTCCGTTAAAAATTGGTATGAAGAACTTCCAAAAAGTTCCGTAAAACGTGATAAGAACTTTAATAAACATTTTATTGAACCGAATAGTATGATTTGTTGCATTGGTGGCACTGGTAGTGGGAAGTCCAACGCATTAATTGACTTTTTGTTTCGCAAGAATGATGCTTTTCACGAAATAATTATCTTTTCAGGTTCGACCACTGATGAACCACTTTACGAGTTTATTAAGAAGAAATTACCCGAAGTACAGTTCTTTACAGATATAGAAGAAGTTCCCGAACTTACCGAAACAGAAGATATGAAGAGTGAAAAACTTATTGTGTTCGATGACTTTATCAACTTGAAACCAAAAGAAATGACAAAGATAAATAAATATTTGACAGCGGGTAGAAAGTTTGGATGGACTGTATGGTGTATGGCGCAAAATTACACGATGATACCTAAAACAGTCTTACGAAATGTAAACTACTTTATCATCTTTAAACTTAATGAAGCGTATACCATCAATCACATCTTGAAACAGTACAACCAGTGGAATGTTCCTAAAGAATTGTTTCTTCACTATTACCAACAAGCAACCAAAGAGAAATTAAACTTCTTTTTGATAGACTTGAAGAACCGTGAATATGCATTACGTCATAATTGGACCACTTTATTTCCTATGCCCCGCGTCTAACATATGTAAAAGTCGAACTTGTCGTTTTGCTTTATCTAAAGTAGTATGGTATGCGTGTATATGACCTGTTTGTGAATTGCGAACCATATAACCACCTAAAACTTTTTTAATTTCAAACGGCATATAGCATAGTCGCTAAAATAAGTTCATTATCACGTAATTTATTACTAAACTGTGATAAAAACGCCTTGTAAAAAGCGTCTTTATCTTTTTTACCATTCATCCATTTTAAGAATGCAACTGTATAGAAACCACACGAAGAAGAGGGTAAACTTTGAATATTATACGGGTTATAAATATAAGGTGTTGGCATTAGTTCTAATATTCGTTCTGGTGGCGGAAACCCGTAAGAGTCCCACCATACGCACGTGTCATCGCAAATAAGACCACACCAATGAGATGAACCATTTAAGTTTATGATGTAATTACCTTTTTGAAGGTCATTTAGTTCTTCAGGTATAAAACATCCGTGGCAAGGAATATTAAATTGCTTACACATTTCCATTAATTCGGTTTCACTTGTTTCGTTCATTAATTTATCTTTTAAAAAAGATAAGACAAAACTATCATCTTGAAGGAAAGGTTAGGAAAACGTAGTTTTCTTATTACATCGACATCATACCATTAGCAACATTGATAACACCACGATTAAGGTAGAAGGTAAAGACCAAGATATCAATGCTTACACCGCTATTGTTGGTGAAACTGATAGACAAGTTGCGTTGAGTTGCTTTATCTGCTTCAGTACCACGTGCAAGGTCTATCCAATACATACGGTTCGCTTCCCACCATTTCTGGTCGAAAATACCCTGATTAAGACCAATTTCTGGAATAGTCGTTTCACTATTCTCCAGTTGTTCGATAAAGTTCTCAAACGTGTAGAATAACGATGAACTATTCAAGACTGACCTACCACCCAGCAAGATTTGTAGGTTTGTGAGTGATAGAGGCGCCCCACTTAGTCCACCACACGTATCATAAGGTGAACCATACTGAGAAAGACCGATAGGTGTACTTCCCAAGACGGTTGTTGGTGTCGCACTTGAAATGACAGGAAAAATAAGTATTCCAATCGGGTTTTTAATTCCTGACTGTACCAGTTGAGAAAAGGTAGAACCACTTGAAATATTGGAATACTGATTGAAGATATAGTTCTGCCAGACAAGTTCTTTGGCAGTGTTCTCCGTAAGGTACTTGATATCAAGGGCAGGGTCAAGTTTAATCTGCGAATAATACAACCGACACGAAGGCATAGGATGAGTAACTCCGGACAAGTTCACAGAAGCGGTCAAGTTAGTGGGAATGCTTACTGCAGTAGTAGGCGACTTCTGGATAAAGACACCTGCGACGATAGCAGTAACACCAGTTACAAGACCACCGTTGGCACTGGTTGCTGGAAGATGGTTTACAGTGATAGGGCAAGTATTTGAGAAAGTAGAGGCACTTGGAACACCATACTGAAGAGCAGTTGCACTATTTGGTCCAGCAACTGGAATACCTACTACACCCGTGTTAAAATATGCACGAAGTTGAAAGTCTGCCTTTTTTACTAACCCCATCTTATCACAAACATCACATAGGTATCGAAGAGGAAGAATGGCAACATCATACCATATCATTCGTGAACCTGCTACTCCAGTACCGGAAGCGCTTGTCGTGTAGTAAGGACGAAACTCATTGATAAGAGTAGCACTGGTAGCAATAAAAGGTTGCGAACCAGAAGATGCCTGACTGGAAGCATAGATGTTTTGCGAACCGTTATTCACAAGAGAAGTGTATCGTGCAATACGCTTTTGAAGAGAGTCATTAGAAACTCCGGCATACTGTGTTGCACTTATAGCACTCTGGAAACCAAGCGAAGTAGAAGTTCCATTTGCAAAAGGTTGGTTATTTGTCAATCCTACTCCACTCTGTGCTGTGGTAACACCTGCAGTTGTCGCCCAGTAAGTAGAGTTTGGTGAATCGAGAGTATCAGCAACACCCAAAGTCGTTCCCATCGTTTTAAGGTCAGCAGGTGTCAAAGAAGAAAGAAGACGGAAACCAGAAGCAATATTCACGAATGGTTGCGAATCTGCTACAATTTTGCCCCCATTTTGAATCTCTACTTGATGGACCAATGACTGATATGAGTTTTTCAAAGCACAAAGAGCATATCCAGCAGTAGGCGCAGTCTGTGCCGTGGTTGCACTCCACGACTCTGCAACTGTGACGATTGGCACAGTTAGGAACATATCCGTTACATCAGTGTAAAGACTTGAGTTGTAGATGCTTGAAGCATCCCACTGGACCAAAGTTAGACCAGAATTGTTTGAGTAAACCCCGCTATTTATATCTGGAAGATAGTTAAATGTCTTCTCCGTATACGGCGTATAACTGGAAACTGACTGTACCTGTTGGGACTTTTCAAAGCAAAAGTTATCTGTTTGTGCCATATATATTAGATATAGAAAAAAGAGAGGGTATGAATACGCATTTCCTAAATATCTTTTAGAAAAAAGTTTTCTTAATATACGCTTATTTTCTACTATAATAATATATGGAAGAACAACTTCAAAAACTTACTTTAGCGTATGCCCCTAAGTCGTTGGCAAATAAACCAAGAGTTATAAAAAGTGATGTTACACGTGAAATGATAGACGACTATGAAGCAGAGTTATCGAAAGAACGTATCTTTCAACCGGCATCAATGATACCCGTATTGGAAAAACCAACCTTACAACCTACTTTTACGGAAAGAGAAAAAGATGAGATTCAATATATTCTTAAAGACCGTGCAGAACAACTAAAAGAAAAAGATGATGAAATTGAATATCTTTTTAATAGAATAAGGGAAACGGAAGATAATTATAATGCAAGGAACAGTGAATTGGATTTACAGATTCAAGATTTAAAAACAGAAATACAAGATAAATATTTTAATTATGATATAAGAAAAGAATTAGAAAAAGAACTTGCTTATTTAGTAAAAGCACAACGCCAATTGGGTGATATCTTTTTAAGAACGACCAATTCAATTAGGGATAATATTGCCCTTACAGAACGTGATAAACGTGCATTGGAAAATAATGCTTCAATGTTACAAAGGGAATATCAAGAAAATGATAAAAATATTCAAGAAAATGCAGGTGAATTGGAACGTGTACGTAAGTTAAATCAAGCAAACTTTAAGAGTATGGAAGATGAAATTAGGGCATTGAATCAAGGGTTTTCTATTAATCAACAACCGAATGAAAGTGATGAAGACTACTTAACACGTATTCAGGCAATGAAAGATACTAAATATAGTGTTGGAACACAGGCAGAAGCAGAGGTCTATAACTATAAGATGTTAAAGAAGAAGTTAAAAGACGTAGTAAATCTACCAGACCATAAACTTTCTAATGTCCTTAAAATGTTAGAAAAAGATACACTTGTTTATGAAGCAAATAAAAAGTTTCCTATCATTAAAACACGTATCGAAAAAGTTATTGGTTTAGGTAGTAAACCCGATGAAACAACTTTATACAATGTTATTTATCAAGCACTGACACAAACTGAATTACCAGAAGAAGAACAAGTAGGTTCAGTCGATAAACAGGCATTGATGCGACTTTCAATAAAAGTGTTAAAACAATTATGGTTTGAAACCACTGGTATGAAGACACCAAAAGCAAATGGAAAGACACTAACAACTAAAGACCAAATTGTGGATGAACTTATTAAATTACAGTCATTGCGTCCTGACCTTGCTACTGTTCGCCGTATATCTCCAGAACTAACTATTGATTTAAGGCAAAAAGTAGGTGAGCGTAGAAAAGCACCATTAAGTCCTATCTTTGTTCCACCACCGCCTGTTGATACACCACCACAACCAAAACGTAAGGGTCGTCCTGTTGGTTCAAAAAATAAAACTTATGCTGAAGCAATTGCTGAACCTATTGATGTACCTGTGGGTGCTTTTGGTGTGCCTATGGTTGGACTACGAGCAGAAAAAGTTGTAGGTGGTGTTCCCGTTCGTAGATTAACTAAAGAAGAAAAAAAAGCAGAACAACAGGCACAACAGGCAATAGGACTTAAAAAAATTACAGAGGTTTTCAAAAGAACAGGTGAAGGTCTTGTTAAACTTGCGCCTTTTGGTGCAATTATGATAAGTCCATCCCAATTAAAGTTATATGGTGTTTTACGTGTTCGTGAACCTTCTAAACATTCTATTCGTGGTATGCCAGATGTAAAAGTAAGTCAGGATATGGTTTATATTCTATCGAAGATAATGGATGGTGGAAAACCTTCTACCACTGAATTAAAAGCATTAAGTGATAATGAAAAAAGTATTTATGATGCTATCATTTGGAAAGCGAAACTACACAAGGATGTACCTAATAATTATGATACTTCTATTGCAACTTTAAAACGTCGTTTACAACTATTAGAAGGCGAACACGAAGCGGGAAATACAAACAAAGATTTAAAAAAAGAGATGAATAGTGTTATTCGTCAACTTATCGAACTTCGTGCAATTACAGAACAAAATGGTAGAAATTATCTAAAACAACTTTAGCAAACCATAAAAAGTGAGGTTTCTATAAATAAAAAGTAGGAAAAAACGTATTTTCATAAAAGGAAGGTACGGAAACGTAGTTTCTGTTTTATTTTCTATGATAGTATATAATGTATTACGGTTGTGCTATTCATCCACTTTCACTACATCAAAAAAGTCGTCTTATGAAAGGACAAGGTGTAAGCATTAAACCTGCTTCATCTGGTCTTACTATCCATCTGGACGCACAACAAATGAAGAAATACGAACGTGCAAAGCGTTTAGGAAAAGGAATGGTTCTAAATATGCATCCACATCAAATTGGTTATCACGGTGGAAGTGTCGAAAGTATGTTTCGTGATACCGGTGCTTATCTTCGTCCAGTTGCTGATGCTGGAATGTCGAGGGCAATCCGTGAAATTGAGGGTAGAGGTTTTGAAGATGTAATGCGTGATACTGGTGCTTATCTTCGTCCAGTTGCTGATGCTGGTATGGCACGTGCAATTCGTGAAATTGAAGGACGTGGAAAGAAAGGACGTGGTGCGTTTGAAGATAAATTGAGGAAGAAATTAGAAGGAGTTCATTTATACAATAAACAGGGTGAATTAGTTACTGAAAAAAAAGGTTCTGGACGTAAGCGTGGTAAGGGTTTCTTCGAAGACTTAGGACGTGCTTTTGACCCACAACAAAATGGCGTTGCTGATGTGTTTAATGAAGACTTGGGTAAGCAAATTGCTTCTAACCTTATTCATCAGGGTATTCCAATTGCTGGTTCTACTATTGGTGGTCTTGCTGGAACTGCAGTAACTGGGGGACCAATTGGTGGTTTTGCTGGTGCTTATGGCGGACAAGAAGCAGGTCGTGCTATTGCTGATGAAATTGGACGTAAGACTGGTTATGGAATGAAGCGACGTGGAAAAGGTCTTATGAGTGATGCATTTAGTATGGCAAAGTCACAAGGAAAAAAGATGGCAAAGAGTGCTTTAGCAAAGGCAAAAGTAAAGGCAAAGGAATTAGTGAACCAGTACTTGGATTTAGGTGAAAAGAAAGCAGAAGAAATGATTGGTGATGGTGCTATGGGTGGATACAAGAAAAAGTTTGGTGGTCGTATGCGTGGAAAAGCGCTTTTGGTTGCGTAATTTATGTGATATTATATATGTTTAAACAAAAGCGTGGTAAATCGATAAGAGTGGATGATTTAGAAGATATGTTGGATGCATCTTATAAAAAAGATAGACCCTTTAATATTGATGGTTATACTCTGGATACAGAACTTAGCACTCCAACTGTTGCTGTTTATTCAAAAGACCATAAAGCAAAAATTACTATTCGTGGAACTGAAGGAACTCTTAAAGACTGGTTAAATAATGCATCTTATGCTATAGGTAATTATGAAAAAACGGCAAGGTTTGCTGAAGCACGTGATGTAGTGGAAAAAGCAAAGAAGAAATATGATGATATTGATATGTTGGGACATTCACAAGGTGCAGTGGGGGCAAGACTTTTAGGAAAAGACGCTAAAAACATTATTCAGGTAAATCCGGCATATATGGGTGAAAAACATCTTCCTAATGAAACTATCATTCGTTCGAGTAGGGACCCCGTTAGTCTATTAAAGACATTTACTAAAGGTCCAAATGATATTACTATTCCATCCATAAGTTTTAATCCTTTGACCGAACATAGTTATAATATATTGAAACGACTACCTAAAGATAAGATAATTGGTAAAGGATTAAGAAAAAGATATTAAACAATTTTCTGTATATACTATAAGAAAAATATGCCTTTATCATACGCAAAGAATAAAAAGCATATATATGCTTGGATGTCAAAAAACCCTGAACGTACACGTGAAATAGCGGTAAAACAAATGAGAAAACGAAGAATGTTTGAAAATGAATGTAAACGTTTATCTAAAATTAATCTTTAGGAACTTTTTTAAAAAACTTTTAATATATATTTAGGAAAAAATATATATATTAAAAAAAGGTATTAAAGTTTTTTTCTCTTTATACTATAAGAACGATGAACCGACTAATTGCTGACAACCAGAAGAACGCTTTTTCTATCATTGCCAAAGCATTACGGGATAATAAGATACCAATACGCACAAAGAAACAATTACAACAGTATGTTGGAACTGATACGTTCCAAGAAGCATTAGATGTGATGGTTGAAGGGTACAATAATGATATCCTTAAGAAACGTGAAAAAGAGATGAAAAGGAAAAAACTTGAAAAATTAGTAGCAAATGACCGTGTGAAACGGTTAAGAGATGAAATGAAAAAAGAAACTGAAAAGTTTATTATAACATTTTCAACACCAGAAGAAGCAATTAAACTATTACAAGTAGCATCTTCAAAAAGATATATCGTAAACATTGGAAGTCAAACGGCAACGTTAACACCTGACTTTATCAATCGAATTGAGAAACTTTTTAAGGATAAACCACAAGCATTAAATACGGAAACGGTGGAAGTATCTTATAAAGCAAAAAAGACAAAGTTTGGTGAAGATAGTGTAAGCGATGCCGAAATGGTAGAGTCTATTCGTATCTCAAAACAAATTAATTTTACACTTGTAAAACCTCATATGGGTAACAAACTAAATGCTGGTGGTTTCTTTCCATACACACATAACCTTCCACTCGACTTATCTGTACTACAAATATATAATGTTTTCACACAATTGGATGATAATTGTTTTATACACGCATTGATAAAAAGTGGTTTAATTCCTGATAAGATAAATGCAGTAAAGTTACTTTGTTATGGTCGTGATATTCCACAAAAGAAACTAAAAGAAGTTGCCGAAAAGTTTGATATCTATATCACTGTAAAGCGCCATACACAAAATAATGAACTGACTAAATATGGTAACAAAGAACATCCACATCTTAAATTGGGTCTTATCGAAGAACACTACTTTCTTATTACTGAAATACCGGTAACATCTTATGCTATTACTCACTATGACGAAATTAAATATTTACCTAAATGGAATCAGTTTTATATGGATGGAAAACGTTCTTCTACTAAATATCTTGATAGTTACAATGTCGTCAAACTTATGAAAGAAAATAATTTATTTATTCCAATTGAGAAGACGGGTGATGTAATGCGTTCTATTTACTATGAACGAAACATTGACTTATCAGTACTTGAAGAAGCAACTCTTAATAATACAAAACTAAATGAATATACTCATAAAAAGGATGATGACTTTGTGAATGTTTTCTTTGACTTCGAAACCATTACCAAAGGTGAAAAACACGTTCCTTATATGTGTTGTATTTATAATGATAATATTCAAAAGACTTTTTATGGTCCTACGTGTGGAAAGCAAATGTTGTATGAAGTTTCTAAAATTGGTAATGTTAGACTGATAGCACATAATGCAGGTTATGATGTGCGTTTTATTATGGAATATCTTAATCATTTTAGTATGATTAATCGAAGTAAGTTTCTTCTTCGTGGTGAAGGTAATTTCTTCTATAAAAAAGGTCAACACGTTAAGATTCAAATACAAGATAGTTATGCTCTTATCTCTTCACCTCTTAGTGAGTTTGGTAAGATGTTTAAATTAGATGTCGAAAAAGAAATGATGCCCTATAATTTGTATACACACGAAAACGTAGAAAAAAGATATATTCCATTGGAAACGTGTTTAGAAGAGTGTGATGATAAAGATACTTTTATTAAAAATTGTGAACGATGGAACTGTGGAACTACTAATATTGATATTATTAAATATAGTGAAGAATATTGCAAGATTGACTGTGTTGTTTTATCTAAAGGTTATAACTTGTTTAAAACGTGGATTCAAAAAGTATGTGGTCTAAATATTGATAACTATGTAAGTGCGCCATCTATGGCAAATGACTATATGATGAAAGAAGGTGTTTATGAAGGTACATATGCTTTGAGTAGTATACCACGGGAGTTTATTCAAAGATGTATGGTTGGTGGAAGAACGATGATAAGCGAAAACAAAAAGAAATGGATAAAAAATAAAGTAGATGACTTTGATGCTGTCAGTCTTTATCCAAGCGCAATGGTTCGACTTGGTGAAATTGGTGGATACCTAAAAGGTATACCAAAAGTATTAACAAACTTATCTTATGACTTTCTTAAGAAACAAGATGGTTATTTCGTAGAGATACTCATTAAAAAAGTAAATAAGCATTTCAAGTTTCCTCTTATGAGTAAGAAAGATGGAACACGAAACTTTACAAATGATATGGAAGGTGAAATCTTCTATACCGATAAAACAACTTTGGAAGACCTTATTACTTTTCAACAGATAGAGTTTGAAGTTATTAAAGGGTACTACTACAATGAAGGTAGAAACCAAACTATCCTGAAAGTTATCAATCACCTGTTCGAAACCCGAAAGAAGGAAAAGAAAAACAAAAACCCTATCGAACAAGTATTCAAACTTATAATGAACTCTGCCTATGGTAAGACACTCTTGAAACCATTTGATACGGAAGCAAAATATGTGGATACCTTAGATACACACGTTTCTAAATATTACAACTTTATTAAAGAAATAATTCCACTACATAATGGTTCTTACAAGGTAGAACATTATAAATCAATTGGCGACCATTTTAACAACTGTTTTGTTGGTGTTGAAGTATTAAGTATGAGTAAACGAATTATGAATGAAGTGATGTGTTTGGGTGAAGATACAAACCTAAATATGTATTATCAAGATACAGATAGTATTCATATCGATACGGAACACGTTCCAATCTTGGCAAACGCATACAAGACTAAATATAATAGGGAACTTATCGGTTCAAATATGGGACAGTTTCACACAGACTTTTCAAGTGCAACACTTAAAGGTGATTTGGTAAGTATCGAAAGCATCTATTTAGGTAAGAAATGCTATATTGATAAATTAAGTGATGGTACCGGAATTGACTATCATATTCGTATGAAAGGTGTACCTACTCAATCTATTAAATATTTTGCAAAGCAAAACAATGTTGATGTGTTTAAGATATATGAAGACTTATATAATGGTAAGAAACTAACTTTTGACTTGGCGTGTGATGGTGAAAAGTGTTGCTTCCAATTTAATAAAGATATGACTATTGAGAGTCTATACAAGTTTGAACGTGATATTCAATTTTAAACTTTACTATAATGCCGGTAATAGACAACATTCCACTTTATGAAGAAGTAAAGCGCTTTGCTAATACTATTTATAAAAAAATATAAAGAACATTCCAGTTTATATGTAATGGAACGATTAACAAGAAGTGAAATAAATAAACGATACAGAGAAAAAAATAAAGATAAAATTGAAGCAAGACGAAAAAAAATAGATATAGTTTGTCCTGACTGTAATATAACACGTAAAGCACGAGCAGATGTAAAACGTAAAACAGATAGATGTAATGTTTGTTCTATAAGACATACAAGAATATTAAATGGTGATATTTTACATCATTTATCAACTCATCCACTATATATAAGATGGATGGGAATGAAACAAAGAGTTAAAGACCCATCAAAAGCATCATCATATTTAGACAAGGGTATAATAGTATGTCAAGAATGGAGCATTAACTTTTTATCTTTTTATGAATGGTCTTTGACTAATGGATTTAGTGATGAATTAGAGATTGACCGTATTAATAATGATGGTAATTATTGCCCCGAAAATTGCCGTTGGATAAGTCATAAAGAAAATTGCAATAATAAAGGTAATAATTTAATTGTATAATATATATGTCGTTTTCGTGGTTCGTCGACAAATTGAAATGGTTGGTACAAAAAGTTAAAAATATATTGATTGATAAAAAACTTTTGAAAAAAGAAAGTTGAAATCTAATTTAGTTTTTTGTCAATTTTCTAATTTAGTTTTTTAGAAACTTTCCAGAAACTTTCGATTGACACTGACGACACCATAAAATTGGAAAAATTGAAAAGACTTTGAAAATTAACACGATTTCAGTGCGAGAAAGGACCAAAAACTGTCTGAAAAATATTTCGGACCGTTTTTGGACCTTTCTCTTAACTACT